TGTCCGAGGCATGTCGTTTAACATCATCTTTCTCGACGAGTTCGCTTTCGTCCCAAATCACATTGCTGACTCGTTCTTTGCCTCTGTTTATCCTACTATCACTTCTGGTAAATCAACAAAAGTAATTATCATTTCTACCCCACAGGGTATGAACCACTTCTATAAGATGTGGCAGGATGCTGTTAATGGCAGAAACGATTACACATATCATGAAGTCCACTGGTCGCAGGTTCCTGGAAGGGACGCTAAGTGGAAAGAAGAAACTATTAAGAACACATCCCAACGTCAGTTCACGCAAGAATTTGAGTGCGAGTTTCTGGGATCTGTTGATACGTTGATCTCTGCTGCTAAGTTGAAAGCATTAGCATTTGACGAACCTATTACTAGAAACAAGGGTCTCGATATTTACGAGAAACCAAAAGAAAAAAATGAATACTTGCTGACAGTTGACGTAAGTCGTGGCATTGGTGGAGACTACTCTGCTTTTATTGTGTATGATATTACTACAGTGCCATACAAAATTGTAGGAAAGTATAGAAATAATGAAATCAAACCTATGCTGTTCCCTAACGTTATTAATGACGTTGCCAGAGCATATAATAATGCGTGGGTATTATGTGAAGTTAATGATGTTGGAGATGGTGTAGCATCTATTCTAAACTATGATCTAGAATATCCTAACGTTCTTATGTGTGCTATGAGAGGACGTGCTGGTCAAATTGTTGGTCAGGGATTCTCAGGTAACAAGACACAACTTGGTGTCAAGATGAGTGTGACAGTTAAGAAGGTTGGTTGTGCAAACCTCAAACAGATTATTGAAGATGACAAACTTATCTTCAATGACTACGAAATTATATCAGAACTTACCACGTTCATTCAGAAGAAACAATCCTTTGAAGCTGATGAAGGATTCCATGATGACTTGGTAATGTGTATGGTAATCTTTGCTTGGTTAGTTCAGCAAGATTACTTTAAAGAACTAACAGACAATGATGTTCGTCAACGTATCTACCAAGAACAAAAGAATCAGATTGAACAGGATATGTCACCATTTGGATTTATCACTACAGGTCTAGAAGGTGACGAAGGATTTGTAGATGATGGAACTGTCTGGCAATATGGCGATACACAAGAAGATGTTTCATACATGTGGGACTACCGATGAACTTAGACGATCAGTTTAGATTAGATCATTTGCTTCTGAAGGAAAGAAAATGTAGGACATGCGATAAAACTAAAAGTTTGTTAGATGACTACTATTTGATAAGAAGAGTCAGGGGAGATCTTCCTTCATCATACTCATATGAATGTAAAGATTGCACGATAGAACGTGTGCTGAAGACAAGACAAAAAGGTAGACCTATAAAAGATGTATATCCAGACTGGTAGTGTGTTCATGCATTGTTTCCCCACTCAAAGAGTTCAAAATAATAAATAATTTTAGATTAAATTTGGACATACAAAGGAGAAAAACATGGCAAGTCAAGTCTCGCCTGGAATTTTAATCAAGGAGCGTGACCTTACTAATGCTGTCGTGACAGGTGCGTTGGCTATTAGAGCTGCACACGCCTCATCTTTTGCTAAGGGACCAATCGGCGAAATTGTTAACATTAATACTCAAAAAGAACTGGTCGATACATTCGGCAAACCAGGATCTTATGCTGAGGACTGGATGGTTGCATCCGAGTTCATGAACTATGGCGGTAGACTCGCTGTTGTTCGCACAGAAAGTAGTGGAGCACTCAATGCAGTGACTGGTGCTGCTGGCGTTCTGATCAAGAACGAAGAAGACTGGATGGGCGGAACGGGAAGTGCTGAAGTTTTTGCTGCAAGATCTGCAGGAACTCACGGCAACTCACTCGTAGGAGTTCTAGTTGACGCAGGTGCTGATTACATCGTAACTCTAGCATCCGATCCTGCTAACGTAACATTGAATGCAGGAGATTCCCTAGCATTCGGTGCAGTAACCGCAACTGTAATCAGTGGCGACTGGACTGCACTAGTTGTTAAAGCAGACGGTGCTATCACAAGCGCAAGCGTTCTAACTGACGGTGGCGCAACCGTAGCAGTTTCTGCTGCTAAAGACTGGTATCTGAACACTTCAGTTGAAGGTGTTTCACTATCGGCAATCGGACCTCGCCCTGCTTCAACTCAGTTTGGACTGGACAATGGATTCTCTGGCGATGCAGTTCACTTTGCTGTTATCGATAGAGTTCAAGGAACATTGGTAGAAAGATTTACATATCTTTCAAAACTAACTGATGCCAAAGACCAAGAAGGTGGCAACATCTACTACAAGTCTGTAATCAACGAACAGTCAAGATTCATTTTCCAAGGTGCTGCTCCTGCTACAGATGCAAACCTAGGCGGAACAATTGTTCTTGGAACTGCTTCAACTGCAACTGCTGGCGCATTCGTTCAGTTCGGTGGATTCAACGACAGACTTGGATTTGGTGCTGATGGATCAGGTTACACATCTGGTCAGTTTGGCGAAGCAATGGACCTCTTCCTTGATACTGAAGAGACCGATATCGATTTCGTTCTCATGGGTGGATCCATGGCAAGCGAAGTTGATACCAAAGCAAAAGCAACTAAAGTAATTTCAGTTGCTGCATCAAGAAAGGATGCAGTCGCATTCGTTTCTCCACACAAAGGAAACCAGATCGCTTCTTCTGGCGGCGCTCTAACTTCCACCCAACAGAAAGAGAACACCCTGGCGTTCTTCTCAGGTCTGACCTCTACTTCTTATGCTGTCTTCGACAGCGGTTACAAGTATGTTTATGATCGCTTCAATGATGTCTATCGCTACATCCCAACCAACGGAGACGTTGCTGGTCTTTGCGTTCAGACTTCTAATCTCCAGGAAGATTGGTATTCACCTGCTGGTCTCAACCGTGGTGGCATTCTTAACGCAGTTAAGATGGCATACAATCCTAACAAAGCAGATAGAGACGAGCTGTATCAAGCACGTATCAATCCTGTTGTTGGTCTAAGAGGACAAGGCATTACCTTGTTTGGTGACAAGACTGCACTCTCTGCACCTTCTGCATTCGATCGTATCAACGTTCGCCGTCTCTTCCTTAACCTTGAGAAGAGAGCACGCAGACTGGCAGAAGGCGTTCTCTTCGAGCAGAACGATGCAACGACAAGAGCTGGTTTCTCTAGCGCACTCAATTCCTACCTCTCCGAGGTTCAGGCACGCAGAGGTGTTACAGACTACCTCGTTATCTGTGACGAGACAAACAACACCGCTGACGTTATTGATCGCAACGAGTTTGTTGCTGAAGTTTATGTAAAACCAACCCGCTCGATCAACTACATCACAGTTACATTTACTGCAACCAAAACTGGAGTTACCTTCAGTGAAGTTGTAGGTCGCTGATCAAAGGTTCCTATCATAAACATCAAACGAGGCTAAAAGAAAACAATGGCAACTAAATTAAGCAATTTTATTTCTGATATTGGACAAGGCGTCAAGCCTAATATGTTCATGGTTGACATCGCTTTTCCTGGAGAAGTTTCAGGAGCAGATGGCGATGCCGACATGATCAACTTGCTTTGTAAGTCTGCTGCACTTCCTGCATCCAATCTGGGTGTAATCGAAGTTCCCTTTCGTGGCAGAACTGTTAAGATCGCTGGTGACCGCACCTTCGATACATGGACCGCAACCTTTGTCAATGACAAAGAAATGAAGATCCGTGCATACTTCGAGCAGTGGTTGGCACAAATCAACTCACACGATACGAACAATTCACCCCTGTTCATTCCAAGTGAGACTGATGGTGGTTATACCAGACTTCTCAAGGTAAAGCAACTTGAGAAGAATGCTTCTGAATCTGGTGAGGTTCTACGTCAGTATAATCTCCACTATGGATTCCCAACTAACGTCTCCCAGATTGATCTTGCTTATGATAGCAATGATCAGATCGAAGAGTTCACAGTTGAGTTCCAGTATTCTTACTGGAATGTAGTTACTGGAGATACTCAGAACGGAGTTTCTGGTGTCAAGTCTGGCATCGGTGATTCTCGCCTAGTTGAAGGTTGATAAATAGTTCTAGGAATAGATCTGTTTACGACTGATGAGTCAACTATTTGGTTTTATTATTAATAAGAAGGAGGGAGCGGAAGGTCAGTCCCCCGTCCCTCCTAACAATGAAGCATCTGTATCCACCGTTGCTGGTGGATACTTTGGCACCTATGTTGATACATCTGGTGGTCAAAATTCGCGAAATGAGTATGAACTCATTCGTAGATATCGTGATATGTCACTACATCCAGAATGTGATTCTGCTATCGATGAAATTGTAAATGAGTTTGTTGTCAATGATGGTGACGACAAACCCGTCGAAGTAGACTTAGCAAACCTAGAAGTAGGTGCTGGAGTTAAGAAAAAAATCCGTGATGAGTTCAATAGAATTCTTCGCATGATGGATTTTAATACCAACGCGCACGAAATTATTCGTAATTGGTATGTTGATGGTCGTTGTCATTATCATAAAGTAATTGACCTTGACAATCCAAGAAAAGGAATCCTAGAGTTACGCTACATGGATTCGCTCAAGGTCAGAAAAGTTAGACACAAACTGAAAGGATCAGATCCCAATAAGACTGAGCAGGAAAAGGGATCTGCAATGCAGTATGACTATGGCGATTATATTGAGTTTTATATCTACAACCCTAAAGGTTTTGCTGGTTCAACTCCATCCGTTACTGGAGCAATGGATTGGACAAACCAGGAAGGTATTAAGATTGCTGCTGATGCCATTGCACAGTCAACTTCTGGTGTGATGGATTTGAATAAAAAGATGAACTTGAGTTTCCTTCACAAGGCAATCAAGTCTCTCAATCAACTTAGAATGATTGAAGATTCTCTTGTTATCTACAGATTATCACGCGCACCTGAGCGTAGAATTTTCTACATCGATGTAGGTAATCTACCTAAGGTAAAAGCAGAACAATACTTGCGTGATGTCATGTCTCGCTATCGTAACAAACTAGTTTACGATGGTCAGACTGGAGAAGTCCGCGATGACAAAAAGCATATGAGTATGCTTGAAGATTTCTGGTTGCCTCGTAGAGAGGGTGGTCGTGGCACTGAGATCACAACTCTGCCTGGTGGTCAGAACCTTGGCGAACTTAAGGACGTTGAGTATTTCAAAAAGAAACTATACAACTCCCTAAACCTGCCACCTTCTCGTCTGACAGACGATAACAAGGCATTCAACCTTGGTAAGTCTACAGAGATTCTTCGTGATGAACTGAAGTTTACCAAGTTCATTGGTCGTCTCCGCAAGCGTTTTGCGATGTTGTTCCATGACATGCTGAGAACTCAACTGATCCTCAAGGGTATTATTACTCCTGAAGATTGGGAAGACATGGAAGAGCACATCCAATACGACTTCCTGTTTGACAATCACTTCAATGAATTGAAGGAACAAGAGATGCAGATGCAACGCATCACTCTTGTTACTCAAATGGATCCTTTTGTTGGCAAGTATTTTTCTTCAGAATATATCCGCCGTAAGATTCTCATGCAAACTGAGAATGAATATAAGGAAATTGATAAGCAGATCAAACAAGATATTGAAACTGGACTTGCTATTGATCCTGTTCAAGTCAACATGCTTACTGACCTTGAGCAACAGAACAAAGCATTCCAACCAGAGTTACAATCTGCGGAAAACGATGCCGCTGCTGATAGAGAAATGAAGAAGTTGGAAGCTGCTCCAAAGAAAGAGAAATCTTAATCTAATAAATAATTAGATCCAACGCATTTTACCATGGATTCTGAAGTAGTAGATATTGTGAATCTTATATCAGATAAGAAACGCGGAGATGCACTAGACAAGATTGATGATCTCTTGTTTGGTAAAGCATCTAAAGCAATTGATGACTACAAAAAAGTAGTTGCCAGTAGTTTGTTTAACGAACCAACACAAGAAGAAGAATGAAACTAATTACAGAAAACATCGAAGATATTCAGATTCTTACCGAAGAAAAAGATGGTAAGGAGCACCTTTATATCGAAGGTGTTTTTCTGCAGTCTGAGATCAAAAACCGTAACGGTCGCATCTATCCTTTCTCCGTATTGGAAAAAGAAGTAGGTCGTTATAACGAAGAGTATGTTTCAAAAGGACGTGCTCTGGGAGAACTTGGACACCCCGATGGTCCTACTGTCAACCTTGATCGTGTGTCTCACCGCATTACATCATTGAAGGCAGAAGGTAAAAACTTCATGGGCAAGGCAAGAATCCTTGATACTCCTATGGGTAACATCGCTAAATCTCTTTTAGGAGAAGGCGTCAAACTTGGCGTTTCTTCTAGAGGAATGGGTAGCATTGACCGACAGGAAAGTGCATCCTATGTCATGGACGACTTCATGCTTGCAACTGCAGCAGATATCGTTGCTGATCCTTCCGCACCTGATGCTTTCGTTAATGGAATCATGGAAGGTAAAGAGTGGGTTTGGGCAAACGGAATTCTTAGAGAACAGCAAGTTGCTGAGATCAAGTCCGAAATCGATAACTCTTCTCGTATTGCACTAGAAGAAGCATCACTTAAAGCGTTTGAGCGTTTTCTTTCCGCGCTCTAATTAATTAAATTCATAAATAAACAATAGATTAAATAAACAACGAACACGGGGAAACTCAGATGTCAGATATGCTTAACGAAAAATTTGAGGAGTTTGCCAGTGAGCACGCATCGGTTCTTTCTGAGGCAGGTCAAGATCCTATGCCTACAGTGACTGCTGCTGTGCTCCCTGGCGATGCTGCTGCCACAGGTCAATCCAACACTGCTGTTAATGCGAAAGCATCAGCAGGTGAAGGTGCCAGTGGACATGCTGCTCCAATTCAACCAGGAGTTGCCATTGGTCAGGCAGCACCTCAGGAAGTCAACAGTGTAACCACCACTCCTCATGAACATGATGAGGATGGAGATGAGAATCCAGGTGCTAAGGCAGCTGCTCCTATCGGTGGTGGTATTTCTGGCGAACCTAACCGTGGCGCATCTAACACCGATCTTCCTAATGGCACTGCTCCTTCTTTTGGCGCAGAAATCGCTTACGGAACTAAGATGGGTGGTAGTGTAACCTACCCCATCAAACCTAAGTTTGAGTCGGTAGACATGAGTGCAGACGTTGCCGCTCTAACCGAAGGCACCGAACTGACCGAAGACTTTGCTGCTAAGGCAAAGACAATTTTTGAGGCTGCTGTTACCTCTAAACTCAACGAAGAGTGGACGAAACTTGAAGAAGCATTCGCCACACAACTCGCTGAAGCAGTTGAAGTTTCTAAAAAGGAACTCGCTGAAGAAGTTAACGGAACCCTTAACTACGCAGTCACCAAGTGGCTTGAAGAAAATCAAGTTGCTGTTGATCGCGGTATCAAAAATGAGATTTCAGAAGACTTCATTGCAGGTCTGAAGAATCTATTTGAAGAGCATTATATCGCAGTTCCCGATGAGAAAGTTGACGTTCTCGAAGGACTGTCTGAAGATCTTTGTAAGATGGAGGAGCGCCTTGACGAACAGGTTAAGCGCAATATTGAACTTCAAAATCGTCTGGGTGAATCCAGCAAGCAAGTTATCGTAAACCTAGTTTCCGAAGGACTCGCTGACACTCAGAAAGAAAAACTCGCTTCTCTTGCAGAGGGTGTAGAGTTCACCACCGAGGAGGAATTCTCGAAGAAACTCACCACCATCAAGGAGTCCTACTTCACTAAGGAGTCGGTAACCAAAGCAGAAGTGACAGATGAAACACCAGTCGAAGGTAGCGTCGATGATATTTCGCCTGCAATGGCACAATACATTAATGCTATGAACCGCTGGAATCAGTGATTCACTAAATAATTCTATCCACAATTCCTAACAAAAAATTCGGAGACCCAATGTTTAACGCAGAACATCTCCAGGAAAAGTGGTCACCTGTTCTTAACAATGAAGCAGCAAATCCTATTGCTGATCGTTACAAGAAGGCAGTGACCTCCGTCCTCCTGGAAAACCAAGAACGCTTCCTACGCGAAGAGCGTGGAATGCTACAAGAAGTTGCAGTTAACAGCCTCGGCGCTGGCACTGTATCCCCTGGTGGATCCGCTCTCGGATCTGCTAACACTGCAGGACTCGCTGGTTTCGACCCAGTTCTGATCAGTCTTGTTCGCCGCGCAATGCCTAACTTGATGGCATATGACGTTTGTGGCGTTCAACCCATGAGCGGTCCTACTGGACTCATCTTCGCAATGCGTTCACGCTACGAGAACCAAGGCGGCGAAGAAGCATTGTTCAACGAGCCTGATGCAGGTTTCACTGCTGGTCTCGATGCAACGACTGGTGCATACACCCCTAGAACTGGCGCTGGCGTTGGTGGCGATGCAGAAGGTAACAACCCTGCACTGCTTAACGATTCCTCACCTGGCACCTACGAGACTCCTCGTGGTTTCTCTCGCGAAGATCTTGAGCAAGCTGGCGATGCTGGCAAACTCTTCCGCGAGATGTCATTCAGCATTGAGAAGACTTCTGTGACTGCAAAGTCCAGAGCACTCAAAGCAGAATACACCTTGGAACTGGCACAAGACCTTAAGGCAATTCATGGTCTTGATGCTGAGCAGGAACTTGCTAACATCTTGTCTAGCGAAGTCCTTGCAGAAATCAACCGCGAAGTCGTCCGTCGCGTATACAGCGTTGCTAAGCCTGGTGCTGCAAACAACGTTGCTAACGCTGGTATCTTTGACCTCGACGTTGACAGCAATGGTCGTTGGTCCGTTGAGAAGTTCAAAGGACTTCTGTTCCAAATTGAGCGCGATTGTAACGCAATTGCACAAGACACTCGTCGTGGCAAAGGCAACTTCCTCATCTGTTCTGCAGACGTTGCAAGTGCTTTGGCAATGGCAGGCGTTCTTGACTACAGCAGCGGTCTAACTGGCGCTGGCGGTCCTGCAATCGGCACTGTCGATGACACTGGCAACCTGGCAGTTGGAACCATCAACGGTCGCATCAAGGTCTATGTTGATCCTTATGCTGCTAACCTCAGCGACAAGCACTACTATGTCGTAGGTTACAAGGGCACCTCCCCTTATGACGCTGGACTGTTCTACTGTCCTTACGTTCCCCTCCAGATGGTTCGCTCGATCGATCCTAACAACTTCCAACCAAAAATTGGTTTCAAGACTCGTTACGGCATGGTCAGCAATCCTTTCGTCACCACCAACGGTGCATACAACGGCACCCCCGATGGCGAGACCCTCACGGCGAACACCAACATGTATTACAGAAGAGTTCAAGTTACGAACCTTATGTGATCTACAGATACAATCTGTATTGTCAGGGACCTCTCACAGGGGTCCCTTTTTTATTAAATAGGTGTATCATGAAGATGAACCATGCCTAGAAGCACTATGCTCAAAACTGATATTTTGGCAAGACTATATAAATTGAAGACAGAACTTTATGAAGAGCATGAAGTTTCCAAGACTGGACAATGGACAGATGGTGCTCATTTCGCCTATAATAAAGTCCTTGATATTTTACAAGAATATAGACAATGAAAGATTTAGATTTTATTGATGACTTACTTGATGATGAAGATCAAGAAATATTAAAAGAACGCATCAATAAAGTAAAGACCGATGTGTTAATGGAAGAACCTTGCCCCCTTTATGAAGATGATTGATGATTGGCGTTACAGTGATGATCGCATGGATGTAAGAACCCAAGGACTAAATATTCTACTCAAAAAATTTGGATCAGAAATTTGTTCTGATGGATCTCCCAGATATTCTAACCAGAGCATTTACGAGTGCATCCATGACTGGGTGTCTGCAGGCAACGCAAGAACAGATGGTCTCGTAGCATACTATAAGGCATACTACACTAAATAGTAGTGCTTGGGATGCTGACATAAGATGCCTGCTAATTGGTATAAAGAACAACCTACGAATAGAAATTATCTATCTCCTTTAGGATTCCAACTCAAATTGGAACTCTTTGAGGGGGTAGATTTTTTCTGTCAAAATGCAGGCATCCCTGAGATCAACATGCCGTTCACAGAAGTTCCCACACGCTTTAGAAACTTTGCTGTCACTCCTGGTGGTGGAGTAACGTATGGTGATCTTACACTACAGTTCATCGTGGATGAGGATCTTGTAAACTACAAGAGTGTCCATGATTGGATCAGGAAGAATGGTGGTTCTGAAGAACACTCTCCTGATGAGATTCAGTTCTCTAGTGCTCAACTTCATATCACCACTTCTTCTTTCAACATCAATCACATTATTGATTTCGAGAGATTATTTCCAATCAGTTTGACAGGTCTAACTTTTGATGCTACACGAACTGAGCAGGAATACTTTACAGCACAGGTTACATTTAAGTATACTAATTACACGATACGAGACAGAAGTTTTAAATGAATTTTGATAAACTACATCAACGCTTTGAAAAAATCAAAAACGAATGGGCAAGTGACAGTCACGTAGAACACGAATTTAAGAACAAACAATACACTGCTGATCTTGGACAGATCTCAATGGAGATCCCTTTCCAACACAATAAATACTTAAACCATTACACGGATCTTTCACAAATCAAAACGTCTCTAGAGTTTGAGGCAAGAAAGTTACTGCGCGAGAAGCGAGAGTATTATGGGGGAGAAGCAGACGCTCGCATCTACGCAGAAAAACCTTTTGGTAACAGTATTAAAACATCAGAAAAAATGAAGGTCTATCTGGAATCAGATGAAGATCTAATTAACATAGAAGCAAAGATCAAGTTCATTGATCAAATACTGTATTATCTTGATAACGTTTTGAGAATGATTTCCCAAAGAAATTATCATGTGAAGAATGCGATTGAATGGGAAAGATTTATTAATGGAAACTAATGTCTGACATTGTTGTAAAGAAAAAGAATGAGGTATATCTGACTCTCCAATCAGAACCTCACATTCATCACGAACTATCTGATTACTTTTCTTTTGAATTGCCAGAGGCAAAGTTTCTAAAGAGGCAACCTAGATTTAAGTATTGGGATGGGATGATCAGACTATACTCTCCTGGCACAGGAGAACTGTATGGGGGTCTCCTATCACATCTACATGAGTGGGCAGCAGAGAGGCGCTACAGCGTCTCCTACGAGGATAACGAATGGTATGGGCACGTAGAGGATAGGAACGACTTCGTGTCTCCTGGAGGCGTTAAAGTGTTTATGGATAAGATTACCAGATCTGGTATCACTCCACGCACCTATCAATATAATACTGTTCATCGCGCACTTAAAGACAACCGTGGTTTGTTCTTATCTCCAACAGGATCTGGTAAGTCATTAATGATCTATAGTATTGTTAGATATTATGCTGCAACAAGGAAGAAGATTTTGATTGTGGTTCCTACCACTTCTCTTGTTCAACAGATGCTAAAAGATTTCAAAGACTATGGATGGAATGCAGAAGACAATTGTCACACCATTTATTCAGGCAAAGATAAGAATACTGATAAACCAGTTATCATCTCAACCTGGCAATCAATCTATAAATTTCCCAAAAGATACTTCGATGACATTGACTGTGTTATCGGTGATGAAGCACATCTATTTAAGTCAAAGAGTCTGACAGGCATCATGACTAAGTTACACAATGCCAAGTATCGTTTTGGATTTACTGGCACCCTTGATGGGAGTAAGACACACAAGTGGGTGCTGGAAGGATTGTTTGGTAAGTGTGAGAAAGTTACTAGAACTGATGATCTAATCAAGCAAGGATACCTGTCTAACTTTAGGATTAAAATTCTTATGTGTAAGCATGAGTATCAATTCTTTGAAGACTACCATTCAGAGATGGAGTATCTTGTTACATGTCAAAAAAGAAACAACCTCATCAAGAATCTAGTTAAAGATTTAGATGGCAATACATTGGTTCTATTCAACTATGTCGAGAAGCATGGTGAACCACTTTATGAAATGATAAATAATGTGGTAGAGGACGATAGAAAAGTATTCTTCGTCCATGGTTCAGTTGATGTAGATTCCAGAGAAGAAGTTCGAGAAATTGCTGAGAAGGAAAGCAATGCAATTATTATTGCTTCTTATGGAACTTTCTCTACTGGTATTAACATCAAACGATTACACAATATTATTTTCGCATCACCTTCCAAGTCAAGAGTTCGTAACCTACAGTCAATTGGTAGAGTCCTGAGGAAGGGAGAAGGTAAAGACATCGCAACACTTTATGATATTGCTGATGACATCTCTAACGAAACAAGATCTAATTACACTTTAAGACATCTATACGAACGAGTGAAGATCTATCAAGAAGAGAATTTTAAATATGAAAAAGTAAAAATAGATCTAAGAAAATAATATGGAAGAAGAATTCTATTCAAGTATAAAATTAAGATCAGGAGAGGAGATCGTTGCTAAGGTATCTTACCTTAAAGAAGAGGACTCCCTCCTTATTGAGAAACCATTACTAGTAGAACATCACCACACTAAAAAACATGGTAAGAACGTATCTGGTTTTATTTTGAAGGAGTGGATGAAAGCAACATACGAAGAGATGTTTATTATTCGTATGGAACAAGTCATCACGATGACAGAACTAGATGATAAAATTAAAAACTTCTACCTAGGTAATCTTGATGAAGATAACTTCAATGAAGATTGTGATGTGAAACCAAACAAGTTAAAGAACAATGGTTACATAGGATCAGTAGAGGAAGTCAAGAAGAATCTTGAATCTCTATTTAAAAGAAGCTAAGATACTCTGTCTCTTGAACCCTTACAGAGTTATTCTACTAAGTTTCTGAGGATCTGTCAAGCCTTGACATGTTCTTGATAATCGACTATAATGTTCTGAGAAGCAAACAGCCGTATGGCAAGGACCAAAAACAAAGAATATTACGTAAACAACAAAGAGTTCCTCGCTGCCATCACGGAGTATCGTAGCAAGGTTCATCGTGCAAAGGAACAAGGAAAACCTCGTCCAAGAGTCACTAACTATATTGGTGAGTGTTTCCTGAAGATCGCTACACACCTTTCATACAAACCAAACTTTGTCAACTACATGTTCCGTGAGGACATGATCTGTGATGGCATTGAGAACTGCCTACAATACATCGATAACTTCGACCCAGAGAAGAGTTCCAATCCTTTTGCATACTTCACCCAGATTATCTACTACGCCTTCCTGAGACGCATACAGAAGGAGAAGAAGCAATTGGAGATTAAGAGTAAGATCCTTGAGAAGTCTGGTTACCAGGAAGTTATGTATACAGAGAAGTTTGAAGGAGACATGGCAGGAATGAACATGTCCTATTCAGATATGGGCAGCATTAAAGAAAACATTGAAACAAGAATGAATCGATGAAATCTACATTAGCAACTAGTCTAGGATCTAATCCTACGATTGAAAAGAATATTCCTGACGATCAGGTTTGGATTGATGATATCTTCTATGTTAAAGCAACTCGCTTTGGTCTTTATACCAGCGTATTGAAAGAACCTTATGGTGCTAACTTTATTACTGGTGCTACTGAAGATGGAGTTACTCAGATAACAAGATGGCATCTTAAGTGTTTGCAGGAAGGAACACTTGATGATCATACTTATGTTACCTCTGTTAGTATGGGAGTTAAATTGTGAAGATTGCAATTATCACTGACCAGCATTTAGATGGTCGCAAAGGTAATCTAGCATTCTGGAATTATTTTCAAAAGTTCTACGATGATGTATTCTTTCCAACTCTAGAGAAAGAACGTATTGATACAGTCATTGATCTAGGTGATACTTTTGATAATAGAAAGTCTATAGATTTTAATGTTTGTAATAGAGTTACAACTAATTACTTTGATAAATTAAAAGACTTCAAAGTTCACATGCTTCTGGGTAATCATTGTGTGTATTACAAGAACACCAATAAGATCAACTCACCTGAGTTGTTGCTTAAGCAATACGATAACATCACCATCTATTCTGAACCTAAGCATCTGAAACTTGGTAGTAAAAAATTCTTGATGCTCCCTTGGATTAATAGAGAGAATCAAGAAGATATCCTAAACTTGCTTGAGACTAGTGATGCAGATAATGTTTGTGGACATCTAGAACTTTCTGGTTTTGAGATTACTCCAGGAATGAAAATGGATCATGGTATGGATGCCTCTTTGTTCCATCGTTTCAAACGTGTGTGGTCTGGACACTATCATCATAAGTCTACGAAAGGTAATATTACATACCTAGGTAACCCTTATCAGATGTATTGGAATGATTATAAAGACCGTCGTGGATTTCATATCTACGATACTGAAAGTGATCGACTTAAGTTTGTCGCAAATCCCTATGAGATCTTCGACAAAATCTTCTATGACGATACCCGTGTGGACTACAACAAACAAGATGTGTCTTGTTATAAAAAC